GTTCAGGCGCCACCAGACATGCAGCTTGTCGAGACCGTCCTGCGTGCGGCCACCGCTTTCGACGATCAGGGTCGGCTCGCCGAGATGCCTGATCAGGTGGTCGAGTTTGGCCGCGATGTCGCCGGCATCGAGATCGACGAGCACCGTTTGCATCTGGCGCACGTCGGCGGACTTGGCCTTGCCGCTCTCGGCCACCGTTCCTGGCACCACATAGAAAGCAGCACCTTCGCGCGCCGCCCAACCTGCGAAAGCAATCGCCTTCTCCAGCAGGTTTGCGTCGGCTTCGATCCAAGAGTTATGCGGGCGACCGTCGATCCCCTGGCCCTTGTCGATGAAGCCCCGCAGCGGCACCCAGCCGTCGCAATAGCCGAAGACGACATCGAGAAAGACGGCGATCTGCTCACGATCCGGCTCCACGTCGAACGGATCGACGTGCGGCGTCGCATCGTTGAAGTCGCGCCAGGCATCGAGGGAAACGACGTTGCGCTCGCTCATGCCGGCAGGCCCCAGCAGCGCTGGCCCCAGGGGCACATCCGGCATTCATGAAAGTCGCGCGTGGTCGCGATCCGGGGCAGCAGTTCGCCTGCGTCCGTCGCCTGCAGGATCCGGACGGCGCGATCACTCATCCGTTGGGCAAGACCGGCATCGAAAGCCACAAGCTCGTGGTGCAGTTCGGCCGTGTCCTTGTTGATGGCGGTGAACAGCGCCGGATTGGAGCAAATGCCGGGGACGCTTCCTTCCATGTAGGCTTGGTAGAGGGCGATCTGCGCCGTGTAGACCGGCTTGGCGATGACGACACCCTTGGCAACAGTCTCCCGCCAGTTCCTGGCGTTCATGGTCTTGCATTCCCAGAGCGCGGGAACGGAAAGGCCCAGCTGGCCGGGGGCTGCCGCGATGATCCCGTCGACGTGACCGCGAACACGGCCAGCAGCGATCGAGAATCCGAACTGCGCCCCGTCCGGTCGATTGCCCTTGCGGGTGTAGAGATCAAAGCCCGCACCACGGAGCCAGCGGATGGCCAGATCCTCAAGCGCATGCCCGATCTCGAAGATCCGCAGCGTCTGGCCGTCGAATTCGGAGCCGTCGTCCTTCGGCGCACCGGCGAATTCGAACTGCAACGCCCGCTCGCAAGGCTGCCCGAGCCGCGATCCACCCAGATAGGTCCGGGGCGGCGTCACGGCGCGCGCGGCATCGAGGCTGTCGTCGATCAGCCCGTTGATACGTCCGGCGATCAGGGAGCGGTGATTGAAGTCCAGCATCAGAACGGAACCTCCGCATCCTCGCGCGTTTCCGCAGAACCTTGGGCGATGCCACGCATTGCATCCTGAAATCCGCCGACGGCGACTTCGATCAGGGTTCGAACCTGAGCTTCCGAGAGCTCGGCGAGCCGTGTCTGCCAGCCGATTTCTTCCATGATCTCGGCAAGCGGCTTCATGCTGGCGCGGATTGCCGCCTTTTCCTGTTCGGTGAGGTCAACCATGGCCCAACGCTCCCGCGCCAAGCGCGTCCAGAAGCCTTGGCAAGCCATCGAGCAGAACCAGACCGAGGGGCGCGGCTGCCTCGATCGCACCGGGTCGAACCAGCCAAAGCCACGGGTCGGACAACGACAAACGGCGCAGAGCGTCCCACGCGGATGCCAGAGGCGCAGACGGTCCGAGGATGTCATGTTCATTGGGGCGCTCCATCATGCAGCCCTCCCGATCAGGTCGGCGGGAGCGGCGTCCGCTGCGCCGAAGACGAGCGAGCGAATGGCATCGCGGTTGAAGCGGAACGCCAGGAGCGCAGATGCCTGGTAGCGCGTGAGCCCGAAATCCTGCCGGTACTCGGGCGGCAGGAACGAGAGCTGCTTGTCGGTCGGCGGCTGGTTCAGCCACCGCCGGGTCTTGTGCGCGCTCTCGTCGCTCTCGTGTTCGTTCAGCCAGTCATCGGCTGCCGCGAGACAGACCGTGCGTTCGCCGGCCGCCAGCAGATGCGGCCGCTGTTTCTGGACGCCACCGATGCCGTACCAGCGGCCATTGAGAAAGAAGACACCGCCCCAGGCGTTGAAGCCGCTGGCGATGAGCGCGGCGTCGTCGCCGAAAAGATCGCACCACCGGAAACTCGACCGCTTCAGGAGGTCGATCTCCGACATCACGAATTCGCCGAGCGGTGTGGCCTCGCCGGTCTCTTCCCGTTCCCAATGGTGGCCGCAAAGCGGACACTCGGTTGTGGGGAGCGGCACGACCGCGCCGCATTCGGGGCAGTCCTTCGTCGGGGCCTCGCCAGTGGACTCGCGGCCGTTCAGGTCAACGTCCTGTTCGAGGGATCCGTGAAGCAGCGTCGACGTCCCGAAATCGAGGACGACGCAGTCGGTCTTCAGAACACCGGGATGTTCATCCAGCGAGACCGTGCGCAGGCCGCGGCCGATCATCTGGATCATCGTCGACTTGTAGGAACTCGGCCTCAAGAGGACGACACAGCTCGTGGGGGGATGATCCCAGCCTTCGGTCAGAACCGCGACGTTGACCACCACGCGAAGGGTGCCCACCGCATAGGCCCCGAGCTCGCATTTGCGCTCGGCTTCCGGCATCTCGCCATGGACGAGCCCGGCAGGAATGCCCGCGCCATTGAATGCCCGGGCGACATTGCGGGCATGATCGACGGTGGAGCAGAACACGACCGTCTGGCGGTTTCCGGCCTTTTCCTGCCATTGCCGAATGACGGCATCGGTCACCGGAGTCCGGTTCATGATCGCATCGACTTCGCTCATGTCGAAGTCGTCGGCGGTGCGCCGCACCTTGGTGAGTTGATCCTGGACGCCGACGTCGATGACGAATGTCCGCGGCGGCACGAGATGGCCGGAGGCAATCAGTTCGCCGATCCGGATCTGGTCCGCGACATTTGAAAACACGCCACGAAGGCCGCGCTTGTCACCCCGGTTGGGCGTAGCAGTAACGCCATAGACCCGGCACGCGGGGTTGCTTTTCAGCGCCTGGTCAATGATCCGGCGATAGCTGTCGGCCGCCGCATGGTGCGCCTCGTCGATCACCAGAAGATCGAGTGCCGGCATCGCATCGAGATTGACGGAGCGCGCCAGCGTCGGAACCATCGCAAAGGTCACCTGTCCCTTCCAGGACTTCTCCCGGGCATCGACGACGGACGTGGAGAGACCGGGCACGACACGGCGGAACTTGTCGCGGTTCTGGTCGGTGAGTTCGTCGCGATGGGCGAGGACACAGGCCTTGGCATCAGGATCGACGATCACGCGTCCCGCGACAGCCGAGAGCATGATCGTCTTGCCGGCCCCGGTCGGGGCCACGGCGAGCGTGTTTCCGTGTTGCGACAGCGCGCTGACGCTTCGCTCGACGAACAGTTTCTGGCGGGGGCGCAACAACATGGGTAGCCGCCCTCACTGCGCCCAGGAGGGACGGATGCCCGGCTGCGGCATCGAAGCCTGCGCGGGTTGCGGCTGCGGAGCCGTCGCCCTTGCCGCTGCGCCAGCCAGTGGCGCGTATTCCTTGTGGTCCGGCGTGACGGCGGCGCGGATCTCGTTCTTTTCCTCGCCATTGGTGTCCGTCCCGACATCGATGCGGGCCACGAACTCCAGGCCGTCGAGATCGGCGAAACCGCTGATGCGGCGCGCCGCCTGCGCCTGAGCCGAGGAATCCTTGTCGGAAATGCCACGGGCGGAATTCAGCATGCCTCGGATCAGGCTGCGGCCCATGTTGGCCCAGTCGGGACCCTTCGGGCTGTAGAGCCCGATCAGCGTGAAGATCTTGCGCCGCGCATAGGGCCCTTCGAGCACGGTGAACTCGCCGGACAGATAGACCGAACCGGTCGTGCCACGCGTCGCGTAGCCTCCGGTCCAGCCCTGAGCCGGGTCGTCGAAGCCGCCCGGGCGAATGGTGAGGCGCACCTTGGCCAGCGTGCCCTTCGGAATGATGTTGCTGTTCTGCTTGGCGTCGTTGAAGTCGTTCCAGGATCCAGACATGGCTGGTTGCTCCTCTTCAGGCGTTTTCAGGATGGGTGATGTCAGTGGTGAGGGTCGCT